GGGTGTGATAGGAACGATGAAGTTGATCTCTCCTGGCTGATGATTATAATCTGCATCACAATGGCATCCGATACGGTCATTTGTATCATCGTTTCGGATCCCAAGAGCAGTGTTGTTTGGGATTCCAATACGAAAAGACGGATCCACCTGAACGACATATGCAGAATCAGAATACCTGGGAAGGATAATATCCTTTACAAACGTCTCATAGATACCGATCATCTCTCCGTATAGTGGAGAATCATAGTAGTGTCTATGAAACCATGTCTTCGTATCTTCTTCAAATGTTATCTGGTCGTTCGACCTCGGCCGCAGTTCATGGGCGCGTTGGAGGTCTTTTATATCGAATATCCGCTTTACTATGTCCTGGAAGTCATACTTCATTGCATCATATGATAAAGTATGTTCTACGAACATTACTATAGTAGTTAAAAATAGTTACAAACAATACACGCACATCACAACTGTACTCGGGTTTCCGTATACAGTTGTGGGTTTCCCCTGTTTTTGATTTTTAAATAGTTAGTCATCCAACTCTCGCGCTTAGTTGGTATCTGAACCAATATTCTCCCTACAACAACGTCTTCGGCAAAGTACTGTCCTGTACGACTGCTAGCGGGTACATCGTCAATCGGAAGTTCTACGATACGATCATCGGTAATCTTGAGAATGCCGTGGCACTTTTTCACGCAAACCTCCACACTCCGAACGTCATTTCAATGTATATCAATGATCAATACTGGATTCGTATTCAGCCAACGTCAAATTGGCTTTATTCCCTCAAACGCATTGGTCGTCAACGTCCGGGATTCAGTGACCTTGTGGGCGGGCACGTCGTCTATGATTATTGACTACATTTACATCGTAATGTCGAAGCATATACTAATGCTGGCACCAACGATCACTGCTATGAATTCGGAACACTTATCCCGTGTGAACCTAGGTACTGGAAACGTATTATTTCAGGTTGCCACCACATACGGGTTATCAAAAACATATTCACGCACGCCCGATTTTTCGTATCTTCAAAAATATTGTGATAAAATTCGTAGTTTATTTCATTACGATCATGGAGATACATTGTACCGAAACTGTAGAGCAGCACCTCCGACCAAATACTCATACTTGGTTGGAGAAAATGCGCGAGAAAAGACATATTCCTTCTCGGCGATTCAAAACATTGTATCGAATCCCGGAGTTAACATTCTTCTGGAAGGATACTTTGAATATCCGCCCTATTTCAACGAATACCGCGAAGATATACTCGCCATGTTTGCTCCGGATGCAAAGTCTCAGCTTTCAATCGACACCATGTATCCAGAGCTCAAGACGGAGAATGTGATTGCCGTCCACATCCGAACTGGCAAAGATGCTAACGTTCGGTCTACTATGGAGTATTATAAGCGCGCAATTTCTTACATGAACGAGCGTGTCTCTGATCCTATTTACTTTGTATTTTCCGACGGCCCCGTGGATATCGATAACCTCGGCGTTCGAGTTCGGTATATACGGGGTAATTTCGACTATATCGACCTATGGACGATGAGCCAATGCAAACATAACATAATCACATACTCAACATTCTCGTGGTGGGGTGCATATCTAAACCGCTCCCCCGAGAAGATCGTTACATACCCGTCATCTGCGATGGTATATATTCGGGCACAAAACGGAGAATCCGAATCCACGCTCCATACAAATTACTTCCTAAGCGCAGTACAGATCGTAGATACTGATTAGATCACATATGCGAGATATGTCTTGGTCTGTTAACAGGAAATGTGTTGGTAGGAAGAGCCCGTTCTTCGAGATGTGATCGGAGTTCGGAAACTCTCCCGACTCACCGTATACCGACAACGAGTGAAGTGCGGGATACGTTATACGCGTCTGAATCGAATGTTTCTGAAGAAAGACGGCGAGGTTGTCTCGGTATTTAGTCTCAACTTCAATGAACCACGGTATCCATTCTGCAGTAGGAGCTGGCCCGATGAGCACATTGCGACACGACGCCAATCCACGATAATACATATCAAACATGTCGCGCATACGTCTCACACGGTGCGGGAGTTTCTTCATTTGAGCGAGTCCGACCACGGCTTGGATGTCGGTAAACTTAAAATTAACGCCGAATGAATCGTATACTTCCACACCGCCCGTCTTTCTTCCAAAGTTCTTGATTGTCAATATTTTGGAAGCGATCTCCGCGTTATTTGTTACCAAGCAACCTCCCTGGCCGGTTGTAACTATCTTGGGAGTACTGAAGGAGAAGCAACCAATGTCCCCGAACGTCCCATAGTGCTTGCCGTTGATCAAACAACCAAGAGACTGTGCTGCATCTTCAATTAGGTATATACCTCTCTGCTTACAAAGGGCCGCAAGATCGGGCAATGCATCCGAACGGTTGTTCAGACTTACATGAATAACCGCTCTGGTAGACGGTGTAATATATTTGACAACATCATCTACATGGACGGTATAGGAACCGGCGCGTACGTCTACGAATATTGGCTTTGCTCCTAGGAGGGTTACTACATTCGCAGTCGCTACCATCGTGTAATCTGGGACTATCACCTCGTCTCCCGGACGAATGCCGCATGCAAGAAGCGCGGTGATGAGGGCACTCGTTCCGCTCGGAGTCATAAAGCAGTGGTCGCTACCGGTAACTTGCCCGATTGTAGTTTCTAATGCATCTGTCTGCTTGAACTCTGTCAGAAACGGATCTCCGGATTGAAAGTATGCAGCACTTGCTTTCGCTTCCTCGTCATCAAAGCACGGCCGAGACTGAACTATCGACTGCGATGAGTGCCACGCAAGTGTTTTGGCTACGTTTGCACCTCTGAACATACATTGGTAGTATCCACCAACTACCATATTAACGGGTTTGCGCGACTCAATGTCCCGTGGGTTTGTATGTGTTACGTTCTGACGGGTGATGTATGAACCGTAATCGGCCAACGTAATAACCCGAAAGTCAAACGAGATCCGCATGTAGGATTCAACATTGACATTGTTATGGTGAACGCATGTGTTTCCGTTGAAGTATAACATGTCTCCGTAGTCCATGTCGATTCCAGTGTAGTCTCCCTTTTTAGGTTCCGACTCGATGAATAGGCGAGTGCTTCCGGACATTTTCGTGATAGGAATCAAAAAGTTGCGCTCTCCAATCGGATGCCGCCCGGTATCATCTGAATCGCAGTGAGGTGGAACGCACTTGTTTCCGATAAACTGAAATCGAATACTCGGAAAGCTCTGGTAAATTAGCACGGGCTCTTCTGGGAAGAACTCATCAAAAATATCGCGAATAATCTGGCAATATACGGACTTAAACCGATCGCCCGACTTTATAAACGCATAGAACTTCTTGTGTATGTCGGTCTCGATATCCTGGAGAGTACCCTTGTCGCGAGATTGAAAGTCGGAGGACATGCTCTGAAGAGAGCCGATATCCGTTCCATAAATTTCCTCAATAAGTTCTTGTAGCCTATACCGCGTGGTGTCATATCCGTATACGGTATGCTGACCTACCGAACGTTTCCGATGAAGCATTTAATCTATTCCTTTAAAAGAATAGACATTTGGACTCCGCGCTGTTCAAATGAACTGAGCTGATAAAAATGTATGTTCTGCGGATTGCATACGAGAGTGACCTTCTTGCAATCACGTTCAGTGCACAACGCTACAACCTGCTGCATTAGATGTGTCCCAATTCCCCGCTTACGATATTCGCTCGAAACGCACACGTCTTCAATGTGAGCATACGTGCACATGTCGAAGATGAGCTTGGGCTCGAATATCACTGTACATGTCGTGATGAGGTTGCCCTCCAACTCGGTTACATATATTTCAATATTGGACGGTAACTTGTCCATGTATGTTATGAACTGCTCGCGGGATACTGTCGTCTTTCTGAACTCGTTAATTAACGGATAATACTTATCGTAATCATCTCGCGTTAATAGACGCATTTGTAGTAATTATTTATAGCAGTCTGTGTTTTTTTATCATCTTACTTCCGCAGCCACAACCAAAAATGAAGTCGGGATTCCGAGCTCATTTTTGGGTTTCCCCGTTTTTTTTGATTTTTAAATAGTTAGTCATCCAACTCTCGCGCTTAGTTGGAGTAGGCAAGGCCGCCCATGCCGGACATCACGCGCAGGACGTTGTAGTTGACGGCGTACACTCGCACCTGGGCCGTGCGCCCACCACGGACCGTGTTGACGGAGACCGTGAGCTGGAGCGTCGCCTTGTCAATGCGAGAGAAGTTGCAGGTGCCGCTGGGCTGGTGCTCCTCGGGCTTCAGCGCGAAGGAATACACGTTGATGCCAACCTGGGGCGTGCGGCTGTGGTGCTGGTAGGGCTGCACGCGGTCGAAGTACCGGCCCTCACGCTCCGTGAACCGATCCTGGCCGTTGAGCTGCAGCTTGGCAACCTCCACGGGGTTCTTGCCCGAGCAGCGCACGCCGGAGTCGAGGATGACCTTGGCGAGCAGGTAGTTGGTCGTGTCGGCGAAGACCTCATCACCCGCATCCGAGATCGAGTCCAGCCAAGACGCACCGGCCAGGGAAGGACCGACCGCAATGCCCAGACCAGGCAGGTAGGGGCCCGAGGGACCATCACCCGTCGTCGTCGGCACAACCGTCGTGGAGGCACCGCCGCCCAGGGAGCCACGGGCCAGGACGTCCATCACGATGCCCTCCGTCGTGAAGTCATCCGTGTAGTTGAAAGGCTGGCAGCCGTTGACCTCCGAGATGAAGTTCTGGTTGGGCGTGCAGTCCACGAACGAGTCGCGCTGGACAACCCACACAAGCTCCTTGACGGGGTGGTTGAAGTTCAGCTGGATCTTGTTGGACGAGGACGTGATGCTCTCCGCACCCGTGAACTGGAGCTGCTCAATCAGGTACTCGTGCGTCTGCTGGGCGAACCGGCGACGCTCCTCCGTGTCGAGGTACACGTAGTCAATGTAGAGCGATGCGGCCGTCAGCGACTGGATCGCCGTGGAAGCCGCCGTGCTGCCGATCAGCTCGTAGTAGGTGCAGTTGATCCACTGCTCAAACTCCACGTTGATGCGCACCTCGTGGTACTGGAGGGCGATCAGGGGAATGGCAAGACCGGGGTTGCGGCAGAACCAGAACTGCAGGGGGATGTAGAGCGTCTTCGCAGGCGTGCCCGCGCGGGGGGCGCAGGAGTTCGTCAGCTCAGCGCCGGCGCAGGAGGCATCAAGAGCATAGCCCTTGCGATCCTTCATCAGCACCAGGTCGTGCGTGTTGCCGACCATGTCGTCAAGCGCCGCGATCGTGCCCGCATCCTGGGACAGCTGCGTCCAGATCTGGAGCCAGTCGCCATACTGGCGATCAATGCGCTGGCCACCAATCTCAAGCTCAATCACCTTCAGCAGACGGTGACCGATGTAGTTGAGCCAGCGGAAGCGGTTCAGGTTCGTGCTACCGCCCACCAGGTCAACCGCGGGGAGAACCACCTGGACATACGTGCGGTACATCAGGTCGGCGTTACGGTTAATCACCGCCGTCACGCGCTTGTTGAAGTCGGCCTGGCCGTTGAACGTCACCTCAATGGACTCCATGGCGAAGTTCGTATGCCGCTTGTACAGCACCTTCCAGAACGTGATCTGGGGGTTGCCGGAGATGTAGATATCCTGTGCGCCATAGCTGACAAGCTGAAGAAGACCACCACCCATGTTTGTTGTGTTGAATGGCAATATTATTTTCCAGCCTCCTTCGGGCGCACGGATTCTCTCTTTTCAGCGCACTAGAGTGCATCTGCCTGTGCACGAGTGTAACATGCCCTACAAAGGGTTTCATACTTCTCTGTGCCGCCAATCAGAATCCTTTCAGTCGATTCCACGTGGCGGTGGCTGAAAATTCCAGGCGTTCCATTCGCACATCGACGGCAAAAAGCAGACAACTTAGTGACTCGATCTGCAAGTGAAATGCAATCCAAAAGCTCTCCAAACACACCACGATCGCTATCTCCATCCAATCCAACCAAATACAACTTCTTTCCTAGCTTCTCAACAACATAAAGAACAAACTCTCGAAGTCCAGTAAAGAACTGTGCCTCATCCACAATCACAACTTCCACATCTTCAATCATTGATCGCATAACAACATTCCGAAGACTTTGGATCTTCGCAATCCGAATTCCCGTCTCGTGTGCCGTGATCATATCCTCCTCGTGATATGCGTAACTCGTGTCTGTTGAATGTTCAATAATATAGACGGGCGTTTTGATAGCAGCATAGCTGTTCGCAGTGTTTTTGATAAAGGTAGATTTACCCGCAAACATAGGACCAATCACGATATCCAACGACATTTATGGTATACCACTTTCACTGTGAAAACTATATATAGAAAATGGAGGCTCTTGCTATCGTCGCCGCCCTTGCGTTGAGTATTGGTGCGTGTGGGTGTATAATGTGGGTTGTTCGGCAATGTACGAGGCCTGCGATGAAGGCATCACGGTCGGACACGGATCTTACGAATCTTGTTCCGGCGGTGTAGGATTCTCTTGTCAGAGTAAAAATGGTTAATCTTGGGTTTCTTGGATCGCTTGCCGTAAAGGTTCAGAATCGTCGCGCGGTCCAGCCTGTTGTAGTG